ATGGCGTTACATTTGGGTTACATTTGGGGGCAAAATGATGGGCGTGTTGCTGCAAAGATGATACGTGTAGGCACGTTTGGATTACATGAGGAGGCACAATGGTGCGCTGGAAGTAAAAAAGGACGCGAGAAGGGCTAGAAATGGGCTTATTTGGCGCGTTAATATAAGGAGTAGCTGTGTAGCTGCTCCTTTTGTTGTGTATAGGAGGAGATGCGTGTGTTTATCGGGGGAGTTAAGGGAGGTGGCAATTGAGGATAGTAGAGATTTTCGTGCGTTTTCGGTAGGTTTCAAGGCGCAGTGGAGGAACAAAGCATAAGGGCATAGAAAAGCCGTCAGAAGGTCGTTATAATGGCTTTCTGACGGCTTTGTTTTTGGGTTGGAGTATCATTTTGCTGACGTCAGCAGAATGATTTCGAGGGAGCGAAAGTGAGTGGGTGGGCTGACAGCTGGACTGACAAAGTGGGCTTACAAATTAGGGAAAGTGGGCTTACAAAATACCCTAAAAAGGGGGTGTGAGTGGTAGGTCGTAATATACAGTTTTCGGTGATAACTCTAAAAATAGGGGGTGAGTTATGGGGTAAAATACACCCTTATTTTTTCATCTCTCATCTTATATATAAGGGAAAATCAGCGGATTAGCCTTTTTGTTCCTCAAATATATAGCTAATTATGGGGTGGAAAGCTGGCATGGGGGGATAGAAGAGGGGACACGTCGTATCACTCTAGACGTAGTGTGCCTAGAACAACAGACATGTGATAAATCTCTGCGCGTGGTACTTCGATAGGAGGGTATTTTGCATTGTCAGATACAAGGCGGATAGTGTCATGAGAAGTGCCTTCGAATAATCTCTTTATAAGTACTCCTTGTTCTGTATCCACTACGTATACCTTGCCCCATTGGAAAAATGTACTCTGAGCATTGATTCTTTGACATGCTACTATATCTCCACTACTATAGTTAGGAAGCATAGAATCTCCTTTAATGGGGATAAGGTAGTCAGCACTCGGGAAGATAGAAACCTGAAAATGTTTACAATCAGAGAGTAGTACATTTTGTTCGCCTTGGAAGAATCCTGCAGCAGCTTCTATTGGAACTAATGGGATGCCCTTCTCTTCTTTATTTATTTGATGCATATCAGCGACACAGTTCGGACTAATGCCGTCTATGTCGTTTGAAAGCATATTTCCCTCACCAAGCATAAGCCATAAAGGAGAGAGTTCTTTATACTCGGTCAGAATTTTGACTATCATATCTCCTCCAATCTGGCTCTGCAAATTTTTTCCTTTGAAATTGCTGCTTTGAATTCCCGTCCTTTGGAAAAAATCGGTCTTTTTGATACCTCTCATCTCCAGAAAGGTCAAAATTCTTTCTTTTATGGTGAGATTTTTGTCCATTACTATTGCTGGGTTGAAATTTTGTCCTTAACTTTGCAGTGTATTCCAATTAGAATACGCCCCCAAAGGTACGAAAAAGGGGCGATTTCAGCGAAGAATTTCGCCAAAATAATGAACGCATTAACACTTATCCCACAAATGGAACAGACAAAGACCCCTAAGCGCAGCATTGCAGCTAGCGCAGAACTGAAAGCCAAATTGGCTGAAATGTGGAATGTAACTCCACGTATGGTAAACAAGGCTCTCTTAGAATGGAGCGACAGCCGACTAGCTCATGTGATTCGTCGCACAGCCATGGAGCATGGTGCAGTAGTGATGGTGTCAGCACTTGAGTGTGAGACAATCCACACAAGCAACGGTAAGATGCGACAGACCTTTGCAAATGGCGCAGTACTAGAAGTTACGATGCAGACAGGTCGCTGTGTAGTGACTCATTACAACAAGGTCGTGAAGGAGGTTGAAATTCTGACCCTCGAAGAACTTGACGCATTACAGCAAGAGGTTGCAGCTTTGAAGTAGAATCGCCCAATGGGCAAACAACGACAACAATGGAGTATTACAACAAACAGCTATGCATATCAGCGCGAGAGTTGATAGATAAGGGGATTGTGACAAAATCCAATTATGACCAACTCTCAGCTCGCGGTCGCATTCGCGTGGTGCGTCGTGGCGGTGGTGCTGCTGGTTGTTGCGCGCTCATTGCAGTGGATAGCTTACCACCAGCCTATAAGGAGAAGGTCAACGCCCTCTACCCCGAGAAGCATCGGATAATGGTTGAGAATTGGCTGCGCGAGAACTACGAAGTAGACCAGCGCGCCATGGCTTACTACTCAAGTCCCTCAGAATGCGGTGTAGACCTGCCCATCGAGAAGGTGAACGAGTATGTGACCAACGCCAGTGTGCTGAACTGCGCCCTCTACCTCTACAGTCACACCGTCGCAACTAATAAGCTCTTCAAGGAGCGATTCAGCTGGGACAAGATGTGTGCAGTGATTGAAGGACTACGCGACCTTTACGGACATACGCTACCGAGTAGCACCCTCCGCTTTAGGAAGAAAGCCAACGAATATAAGAAAGGAGGCTACGGAGTCTTGATTAGTGGCAAGTTCGGCAACCAAGCAGCACGCAAGGTTGACCACAAGACAGAAAAGCTCATCATCGGCATTTCCTGCCTACCTAATAAGCCCTTCAACTCCAACGTAGCCGAGATGTACAATCAATTTGTCTGCGGAGAGTTGGAAGTTTATGACCCCGAGACAGGTGAACTCTTCGACCCCGAGGAGTTTGTGGACAAGAACGGCAATCCAAAGGAATTGAGCGAAAGCACCATCAGCAACTACCTCAACCGTCCCAAGAACCGCCTACTTATTGCCAAGGCGCACGAGAGCTACACCACGTTTATGCACGAGCAGATGCCTCACATGCACCGTCATGCTGGCGCGTTTAGCCTCTCGCAAATCACGATGGATGACGTTGACCTTACGCGTAAGCTCAAGGACACGAAACAACGCATCCACGCCTACTACGCTTACGATGTGGTTAGCCAATGCGTTATCGGTGCGAGCTACGCGCGGAAAAAGGACGAGCGACTGGTGCTTGACTGCTTCCGCGATATGTTCCGCTTGATAGACCGCCAAGGTTGGGGGATGCCAGCAGGTATTGAAGTGGAGAACCACTTAATGACCCAATACAAGAGTGGATTTTTGCAGGCAGGTGTAGCTTTCCCCTTCGTCCGCTTCTGCGCAGCGCAAAACTCGCAAGAAAAGTATGCAGAACCGCTCAATGGTGCAAAGAAGCGCAGCATCATCCACAAGAACCACGAAGGAATCGGACGTTTCTACGGCAAGGGCAAGTGGCGGACAGAAGCCAAGAAAATAAGCGATGCCACAAACGAGCTCTACGAGGACAAGCAATACTACACCTACGATGAGCTAGTAGCTGACGACCGTAGAGACTGCGCAGAGTGGAACGCAGCCCTGCATCCCAATCAGAAGAAGTACCCTAACATGAGCCGTTGGGACGTGCTAGTAGCCAATATCAATCCCACGCTGCAGCCCCTCGACAAGCTGACTTTGGCACGCTACATTGGTCAGCGCGTAGAGACTAGCGTCAGACGCAACTCCACGGTGCGCGTGATGGGCGAAGATTGGTGGTTGAGCAAGACCGAAGTACTCGAAAGACTTGCGCCTAACAACTACAAGGTCGTTGCCTGCTACCTACCCGACGAAGAAGGACACCCCACTGAGGTGCACCTCTTCCAAGGTGACCGCTACATTGACACCGTAGAACGCGTAGAGACCTACAATCGCGTGATGGCTGAGCAAACAACCGAAGACCATGCGAAATTTGCCAAGCAACAACAGAAAGTTGCCAAGTTCAGCAAATACGTTGCGGAGAATGCTGTCCCACAGGTTAGCATCATCAAGCCCGAAGTCAAGTTTGGCACGTCCGAGCTGCTCAAACCAACTCCCACTCTGGCAGAGATCATTGTACCGCCCCCTGCTGAAGACGAGGACGACTACTACCTCCCACCGCCAGCGACGGACTACCGCGCACGAGCATTGGAGAGCTTATAACAGATTACAGAGACCCACTTATAACAGCATTAGAACATGATTACAACGGAGATAAAGCAAAAGATTACGGCTGCTATTGCTGCCAACCGCATCAACTACCCCTCAGACGCGAAGCACGCAGCAGCCTTGGGTATGACGACCTCAGTATATAGTGCCGTCAAAAAAGGTCAGACAGAGCGCGTGCTGAGTGATGGTGCATGGGTGACCATCGCCCGACGTTTGGGTGTGAACCTGCGCGGAGAAGTAGAATGGAAGGCTGCCAAAACTGCCACATTTGAGTTTGTCAGCGCGCAATTAGAAGCCTGCCAACTGTCTAGCCTTAGCGGAATCCTCTGTGACCTCCCTAATATCGGCAAAACCTTCACCGCGCGCCACTATGTCAAAAGTCACCGCAATGCGGTCTACATAGACTGCTCGCAGGTGAAGACTAAACTCAAGCTGATTCGCACCATTGCTGCTGAATTTGGTGTTACCGCTCGCGGACGCTATGCCGATGTTTACGATGACCTTGTGTATTACTTGCGCAGCATAGACCGCCCTCTAATCATCCTTGATGAAGCAGGCGACCTCCAATATGAAGCCTTTTTGGAACTCAAAGCCCTATGGAACGCTACTGAACGCTGCTGCGCGTGGTACATGATGGGTGCAGATGGCTTGCGCGCTAAAATAACACGTAGCATTGATGCGCAAAAGGTAGGATACACCGAGATGCTGAGCCGATATGGCGACCGCTACGCACGAGTTACCCCCGACGATGGTCGCGACCGAGAAGCATTCCTGCGCGAGCAAGCCCGAGTGGTGGCTATGGTCAACGCTCCCGAAGGCACAGATATTGGCAGCATCGTGCGCAAGACCGCTGGCGGACTACGCAGAGTCTACACCGAAATCGAAAAGTTGAAACTACAACCATCCTAACCCCCAAACATCCAATGAGCAGAAAACTCTACAGTCCTGAAGAAATCATCCGTAAACGTTACGAGGTTCTCCCTTGGGAAGGTCAATGGGAAGAAGCCTTTGGACGTCCAGCCATTGGCGAAATGTGGTTTATCACAGGCGCAAGTGCATCGGGTAAGAGTAGCTTTGTGATGCAGCTCTCTCGCGAGCTTTGCAACTACGGAAAAGTCCTCTACCTCTCTCTTGAGGAAGGTGTTTCGCAGAGTTTCAAAGAGCGCATCGAACGCTATCAAATGAGTGAAGTAAGTAGGGCGTTTGCTGTCGCCACGTCTGATAGTTATGAGGAACTCATTGAGCGATTGTCCAAACAGCGCAGTGCTCGGTTTATCATTATCGATAGCTTTCAATACGCTGGATGGACGTACGCGCAAGCCCTAGCCCTCACAGAGCGTTATCCCAAGAAGACGTTCATCTTCATCTCTCAGGAGGATAAAGGCGCACCTCTCGGTAAACCAGCCATCCGATTGCGTTACGCAGCAGGCGTGAAGGTTCGCGTCTCAGGCTTTAAGGCTTTTTGCCAAGGTCGCTACTCGGGCAAGACAGGTAGTTATTACCCCGTGTGGGAAGAGGGCATTTTACGATTAGAAGGAGGAGAAAATGATGAGTAATCAGAAGCCCCCAGAAATCTACTTCATGCTCTTACCCAACGACCGCGTGACTGATGTGCTTGAGGATTGGTTGGCGAGAAACCTAGCTTGCAATCTCACTCTGCGAAGAGCAAAGACAAAAGGACACACTGTAATAGAAACAAGTGATGTGATCTTTGCTGCACGCATCCAACAATGGCATGGCTGTCTAAAAGTACATATCATAAAAGAAGAAAGGCAATGAGAAAGAGTTCAATCAAGATTTTAGAGGATGAGCTAAAGCGCGCAGAAATAAGAAGAGGAATCGCGGTTCAAGCTTGTTACGAATCCGACACGACCGAAAGATTTTTCCGCAACCTCCTAGAAGAAGCCAAACGAAACAACGAACCCAAAGAGATTATAGACAAAATGAATGGCGACCTAGAGAGGGTATCAGCCATAACGAAAGAAGCAAAAGCAATGGTAGACGAAGCAGAAGTGCGGTACAGAATTGCCCTTCAGGACATCCACGACACCCGAGAAGCCATTAACCCCCTAAACAAACCATTTTCGTAAGCTCACGAAAAAAACAGAAAGCAATGAAACAAGATTACGAAGAGAAACTCTATGAAGCCGTCAAGGAAGTCGCAAAAGACCTCCCCCTCCAAGAAGCAGCGCGGATTTTTATCTGTTGCCTAATCCGAGACACCAAGCCCCCGATAAACGCGACAAGCATCACTCTAGAGATGACAAATTTCGACATCGAAGTGAAGCTAAAGTTCCGAACAGAGGGCAAGTAAAATAGAACAATCCCCCCCAACAACCATGAGTAAATTAGTACAACGCCTAGCATTGCACCCTACACGCTACGACCTCGGACACGAGGAACATTACCTAGCTCGAGGATTTGTCTGCCCTACCTGCAACGGAACAGGCTGGCTCGGAGGCATAGCCTTTAACGAAGAGCGATACCCTTGCAAACGCTGCCAAGGCAAAGGACAGCTCCAAGCACGCATCACCGTAGAGTGGTCGAGCGATGAACAGAGTCAGCCCTTATTTATAAACCGATAAACCATTACGTTTTTGAATTGTTATGTTGATATCGGGGGCGCGTGGTACGTGAGTATAGTCCGCCCCACCTTTTCAAGGGAGTGTAACGGCAGAGAGCTGCCGACGGAGGTGCAAAAAATCTTTAGCAAGCTCGCACCGCAGGTTCGACTCCTGCCCTCCCACTCTACAATCTATTAGCCAAATTATGAACTACTCAAGATTTTACAGTCTGTTCGCCAAGCTCCCCAAATATGGGGATGATGACGACCAAAAAGCCCAACTAGTCAGCGAGATAAGTCAAGGTCGCACAACCTCACTACGTGAGCTTAGCCTGCAAGAGTACAACAGTCTTTGCTATCTCCTCGAGGAGCGCATGGGAATCCGTGATAACCTCCGCAGACGACGTAGCGCGCTACTCCGACAGATGCAGCAGATGGGCATTAAGACCCATGATTGGCAAGCTGTAGATGCATTTTGCTTACAACCGCGCATCGCAGGCAAGCCGTTTCGCTATCTTAGCCTCACTGAACTTACGGCACTCTCGCGCAAGCTGCGAGCCATAGACAAAAAAAGACCATCGCAGAGCACTGTACCAAAGGTTAAGATGCTCTACTATAAACCCTCAATTAACTCACAACAACTCCCCTCCTAGCACCATGGAAGAAGACCTCAAAAATTATTTAGAAGAACTCAAAGAAGAGATACGCATCGAGATGCAAGACCACACCTTGACCCAGCGTGCCAAGTTTTACGAACGTCTTGCCGATTGGGCGTATCAACGTCAAGAAAAAGTATTACAAGTCCTTTAACCCTAATCCCTATCTCCTATGATTAGTCTAGTCACCGCCAAAGTAATGCGCTCCGATGAAGCGCGAAACAGCAACGTCGCCAAGAGTGAGAGATACCTAGTTGAGCATACTCCCGAAGAGAGTGCAGGTGTCGTGGTTGCTCACTGGCTAGGATGCAGCAACGCAATGGTAGAAATAGAGAGTGTCGTTCGACAAAAGAACACAACGCTCCGCTATCAGAATCCTGAGCCACCAGCCATCTACAAGGTCACTCTACATGAATATCAACTCACCGAGAAAGGCAAAGTCAAGAAAGTCCCTCGTAGAGTGTATGTCGAGGGAGAAGACCTAGAATGTGGACTAAATGCCACTATCAAAGAAGAAGGGCTACATGAATCACAAGACCCATCGACTGAGGTCGTATCCATCTGTAAAACCAATATTGTCGAATTTATAACCTCCCCACAATGGAACAAGTAACCATGACCCCCGAAGAACGCGCGGAGTTTGAAGCCTATCGCGCTGAGAAAGAAAAGAAGGCAGCAGAAGAAGCACGCAAGAAAGCGCGCGTAGAGTATGCCGAATTAGTAGATGCCGAAGTTATCAAAGCCGTGGAAGAGCTTGAATCCCTCAGCCAACAAATCAAAGCCGCCAAGGAAAAAGTGTACAATAATTTTTCGACGGTGTTGGATATGAAGAGTGAGGTGATAGGCATACCTAAGGACAACCAACGCAGTCACACCTTTACGACCTCCGACAGCCGATGCCGAATTATCCTAGGCGTGCACACGGTAGACGGCTACCGCGACACGGTCGAAGACGGCATCACGATGGTAAAGAACTACATAGAGAGCTTGGCAAAAGATGAAACCACGAAGGCACTTGTGGCGGCAGTCCTCCGCCTATTGTCACGCGATGCCACAGGGCAAATCAAGGCTTCGCGCGTGCTCCAGCTCCGTAAGATGGCAGATGAAGTGGGTGATGAGAAATTCCGCGAAGGTGTACGCATCATCGAGGAGAGTTACCAACCCACAGTGACCAAACAGTACATCAGGGCTGAGAAAAAGGATGACAACGGAGCTTGGCAAAGCATCCCCTTAAGCGTGACGGAAGTGTGAGAAGCTAACGTCTAACATCAACCAACTATGCAGCACCGAAAGGGACGAAGTTATATTAAGCGTGTCTTGGAGATACAAGCTATCTACGATGAGTGGAGTCGTATCGGACTCTCCAACCGAGAGATTTGGCGACGGCACATCTATCCTAAGTATTGCATCTGCGAGCGCACCTTTAACAACATTATCAACCGAGAAGTCGAAGAGGACAAATTGCCCTCTTCGGCTTTGCTGCATCCCGAACAAGGATTACCGTTATGGCAACAAACAAAGACTTCAGCGAAATAATCCGCCATATCCTGCAAGATGTGCGTGTTGAGCTAGATGATGCCTTTGACCGCAACTTTGAGCGACAAGCCTTTTTTTCGGAAAAATGGGTGCGCGCTAAGCATCCCTCTAAGGCTGGACGACACGTGCTAGTGGACAGTGGTGCGCTCCGTCGCAGCATCCGCGGTAAGGTAAGTGCAGGTAAGATCACTTGGGAGAGTACGCTGCCCTATGCTGCCATCCACAACGAGGGCGGTGAAATCGTAGTGACAGCCAAGATGAAGCGTTTCTTTTGGGCTAAGTACTACGAAGCCAATAAGGGCATGGGAAGGCGAAAAAATGGCGAGCTGAGGGCGAATAAGCAAAATGTACAATTAGGTGCAACAGCGGAATTTTGGAAGCGCATGGCACTTATGAAAGAGGGTAGCACCATCACCATACCCAAACGACAATTCATTGGCGCATCTCCTGAGGTGGAGCGCATCGTGGAAAGTATTATCGATGAATGTCTAGATGAGTTTTTCAAACAGTACGAACTATAATATAACAGCATTAGAATATGGTCAGAAAAGAAATCTACCAGCGCATTGTAGAGCAATTGCGCACAGCATTAGGTGGTGAAATCAAGCACATAGACTTGTGGAATCACAACGTGGAATTTATCGAGCAGGAGCAGCAATGGTCGCGTCCTGCGGTGTTTGTTGAGTTTGGTGCAATCAATTGGCAGCGACTTGGCGGACAACCCAATGCGATGCGTGGTGAAGGCACGGTATCGCTGCACATCGTCACCGATTGGGTGGGTAGCACGACCTTGGGAGAAGACACTGATGACTTTGCAGCCTTCGAGTTGTCAGAGCGCATTTGCTCCGTTGTTAGAGGGTTACGAGGTGACCATTTCCACGGCATGGAGCTTATCACGACCCACACCAACCACAACCACGAAGAGTTGCTGGAGAACATTGAGCAGTTCAGGTTCATTGGAGAGAAAAAGTCAAATAATCCCTAACTATTAAATGATATGAAAAAAGAAATCAAAATTGGGAGCTTCTTCCGCGGCAGCGAAAAGTACGGTGAAGAACTCATTAAAGCTTTTGAAGATGCTGGGGGTGATAATTTCCTAAAGTACACTGGTCGTGATGAAGACGTAATCTATTACCTGGCAGAAGGGTGTCAAATCTCGCTCACCGATTCCGAGGTGCTTCAACATCTCTTCTTAGAGAAAATCCCAGAAAATGAAATTACCATCGACGACCTGCGCGAAGATGAAGATATGACCCGCCCGCAATTCCCGAGCATCTTCAAGGTCGTGCCCTGCATTTCTTTCACACCACTCATCTCACCCGAAGACGGTGAGGAATACGCCTACATCCTCACCAAGGAACAGATGAAAACGATTGACGAAACTTTAAAGGAACTCTTGTGAACACTGTAATCACCCGATTTTGAAGTAAAAATCACGTCAAGATAACAAAACTCCGCAAATCATTTGGTGGTTTGCGGAGCTTTTTCTATCTTTGCGTCATCAAGATGTCGCTGTTAAAGAGCGCGATAACTTCAAGCTTAGCCTTCTTGATAAATCAGCTGAGTGTAAATTACTCAGCTGATTTGTTTATTATAGTGGTTAGATAAGAGTTAAGTTCTTTGGTATCACTGTTTTTGAAGTCCTTACTCATTATTAGAGTCGCTTTCTCTTTGTATAGAATATAGCACTCTATTATTGCACCAGAAACAAAGTCTTCCCTTCTACCACTTATTTGTTTTGCAAGCTTTTTGCTGCGTAAAGGAAAACGATTCATATGTGCATTGAGGTCAAGCACCACAATTTTGCATGTTTGCTCCTTAGCTTTTCTGAAAGCATTTCTGACACCTTTCTCGCTTTCAATACCCTTTCTATCGGCTCTTACGCCGTTAATGAGATACTCGGGATTCTTACGCCCATCTGTTATGTGTTCTCTTATCTTGATATGCATATCGGGAAAATTTCGAAGTAGTATACGAGCTGCCTCAGTATTGAGTTTTACCTCACTTTGGTCGGCTTGCTTACTTATCAGCAGACGTCTTCCAAATTCTTTGTCTGTGATGCACCCAGCACTGTCCATACAGTTACGCAGCAAAGCACACCCAGCACAAAGCTCATTGGCATCCGCCTTTCCAAACTTTCCTTTTGCCAAGTCGCAGTCGTTACACCGCTTGATAGTGTAGGGATTGTAGTCGGGGAACACCTTACGTTGTTTGCCAGGATTAAAACGAAACATCTCACTCTTTCCCTTACTCTTTGCCTGCTGCTCAGCTAGAGCCTTGGTGCGCTTAGACAGTTCCTCCTCGGAAGTCTGCTCGTGTGAAGACTTACGCACCTGCACCACTAAGCAGCGACAATTCCATCCATTGGGTGGATAATGCGTGTCCCAAAAGGGATGTGACACGGGTAACGTAGTCCCATTAATGGCAGCGTGTTCTTCGCGGACGTGACTATCGCCTACCGTGCGATATTGCAGGTAGTATCTATCCCCATCCCTTTCGTATTGCTCCCACTTGGCAGCCATCTCTGCAGAGGCAGTAGCAAAGTTGTACTCCGCTCGTAGGTAGTTGCGGTTATAGGTTTCGTCCACCTTTCTAACGTCACTATAAAAGCGTTCGAATGGCTTTCTTTCTCCGTGTTCATCAAGCAAGGATGGAAAGGCTTCGTGGAGTTCGTGGAAGGTCTTCATACCCGAGAATATCCAGTCGCTTTTTTGGAGCGATAAGCGCATCCCATCACTCATCTTAACCTTGTCAAACGTACTATCAAGCACAGCAGCGTGAGCATCGATAAAATCTAATACCTCACTCTCACGCAAAACCTCTACATCTAGCATCGCCCCCTCTTGTCTGTAGAGAGCGCGCATCATCCCCTTAAACTTTTTCTTGAGTTTTTCGCGCTCTGTCTCAGGGATATCCTTGCGTCCCATCTCGATGTGAGTGCAGCCACAGCTACATCCCTCTCCATGGTCGCAGGTGAGCAGCGCGCGATACCGAGCATGCAGCCCCTCATAGTCAGAGGGGCTTAGTCGAAAAAAGGCTTATGAGTGTTTGCTTGTGCTTGAAGCGTCTCTAGCCAAAGACGTCGTGCATCTATCTTGTCGGCAGATTTGCACTCCATCTCTTTGCTCAAGCGCGCAAAATAGTCTTGCATCAACTTCTGATTCTTCGCCTTTTTGTCCTTGTCGGCATCTTTATCCTTATCCTTGCTCTTGTCATCCGTGCCGTCATCGTCACCACCATCCAAAGGCATGATGCTGTTACTCAAACGCTCACCTACGGGCATACCATATTTCTCTGCAAAGTAAGCACCATCCACCTCATAGTTATTAAGCACCATTTGCTCGAATGCCACTTGCTGCTCAGGCGTGTAGTCCACAGAGTAGTCCCACTCAAAGGACAAACCCTGCACGGGGAAACCATGCAGCACCATGCGTGGCAAGAGACGATTGTTGATAATATCGCGCAACATGTCGCAGTCCTGCTCAATGAGGTTTTTGAACACCTCAAGGTGAGTCTGGGACTGAGAGAGGGAGCTACCGTCCTCGATGGTCATGGTCTGTTGTAGGATGAGCTTAGATAGCTCAGAGTTGGCGCGGTCGATACGTCGGTCATAGACGTTGTAAGCATCGCCACGGCTATTTTCCACGACCTCAATCTCTGTACCCTCTTGCACCACCGCCCACAAGGCAGCACCCATGCTCTCCATCATTTTTTCCATCTTGGCACGCTCCTTGTCGTCACGCGTGGTGGTTTTTGCAATGCGCATGGGCATACCAAAAATCTCGCTAAAGGTGTCCCAAAAGCCGAGGGCATTCTTCTTGGGGATGGTCTGTGTGGCAGCCTTGAGATAGAGTCCAAGGTCATCAGCACTACCAACTTCTATGTACCAATCTCGAAGGTTGTCCGCGCGGTAATCCACCCCAGTCTTAGCATCCTCGCCCACTTGGCGCACCACTACGCCAAACTCAGGCAGCACGTGCTTACGAGGTATAATTTTGGTCTCTGTGTACATCCGCTTGCCGTCCTCATTAACGATTACATCTCCCAACTCAATGAGAGTATATCCCCAATAGATGTTACTCAAGGCTTGTGTGATAAATTGCTTAAACCAAGGGGCATCCAATAGTTTTACAGCCTCCTCATCTGCCGTGCCGTCTGCCTTTTCTAGCTTAAAGGAGCGCGCGAGGACGAATCCTGTGCGCTGTCCTACACAGCCCGATAGGTGCAAGTCTACATCTACATCTCGATATAAGTCGTAGAGTCGTGTGCGATTAGGGTTATCTACATTGATAGCCATCTGCCAAGCCGACCGCCAATCTTTCAAATCCTTGCGTGTGAGTGCATCTGTCTGTCGTTGCATCTCCACTACGGTGCGCTTTAGCGCAGCGCGGTCACTGCTCTTGGCGAGGTTGTAAGTGCCATAAGCAGTGTGTAATACATTATCTTCTTGTGGGGCAAACCAGCCCTTAAATTTGGATACTAAGCTCATAATTACCAGCTATAATGTTGTTTAGTTTCGCAACCATACGAGAAGCTCGATGGGCTATTATCTACTCCGTTGCTACCACTACCAGCCAAAGGGAGGTCGGGGATAATAAAGCCCCTTGCCACCCCCTCTAGCCACTTAATGGCGCGCTCATATCTCTCCTTACGTACCTCCGCTCCCATGCGCTGCTGTGTAGATGCGGATAGGTGGTAGAGTGCAACGTCCACCGTGTACATCACGATGAGTCGATTGCGTGCCTCCCCCTCTGCAGCATAGATAGCCTCGCAGTCGTATTTGGGTCGGAGATAAGAGCATATCTCTTCTTTGGCTTCGGCTTCCGCATTAGCGATGTTAGCAGCATCAATGCGTGAGAGTACGCCTAGAGCAGCTTCGCCAATGACCACCTTATAATCTTCTTGAGTGACAAACATATCGTCTTATATTAGAGTTACCATACTTTGTTTTTTGCCGATGGGCGCATCCCCACCTTAGGCTCATACCGCTGTTGTCGGGTGTGTTTTTGGAGTTTCCATATAGCTCCCTCATCCGCGTCGGGTGCATCGTCATTGACTGAGCTACCACGCTCCAGAGCGAGCGTTTGGTCAATGCCTGTCTGCATGTCGATGTTGTCGCGCAGAGCCTCGTTGTACCAGACAAAGCCACGCTCCCAAAGAGGAGAGATGGCTTCAATGCGCTGTATCTTGTCGGGCTTCTTGCGGTAGTCACCCATGATCGGGAGTTGGTAGCCACGCTCCTCTCCTTCGGCTACAAATTCATCGAGGAGGATGTCCTGCATGAAGTTAGCCTCCATCAAGAACTGCACTGCCACTCCCTCTGGTAGATTCTCATAGAGGTCGTAGAGCCAGCGCACCATGGCTCTGACACTGTCTTGTCGCACCCAGCAGTTGATAAGGTGCAGCTCGTTGCCAATCTTGCCCCAAAAGCGTGATGCTTTGAAGTCATTACCGCGTGACTTAAATGAGGGGTCGGTGTAGCACACAAGCGCATCGTACTTGTCGAGCTTGGGGAGTTTTTTATACTGAATCCACTCTTGTTTGAAGATGCTCCCCTCCATGATAGGATTATGCATCATCTCTTTCTGCCAAGAGCGGTATCCGGCAAAGGCTGCATATTCCGCAGCTTCTTCCTTTGTCCATTTCTCTGCCCACACAGGGTTACCGTCACGGTCTACAGCCTTAATCTCAGAGACATGGACACTCTTAGTGGCTGCTATATTGGCAAGTACAGAAGTTTTTGAAATTAAGTTGCCGACCATGATAAAACGACCACGACCCACGTCGAGTGAGCCAAACAACGCCTCCTTAACCCAGTCAGTCAGCTCACGCACGCGTCGTGGATTTTTGCAGAGCTCGTCATCGTCTAAGTCATCAATGACGATGTAATCGGGGCGTGACTCCTTATAACGTAGACCACGTGGGGATTGTCCGCGACCACGTGCAAAAAAGGCAATATCCCCTTGGGTCACAAACTGACCATCCTCCCATGAGCCAACATTTTTGAATTGACCGAAGTCAGCTATCAATCGCTGGTTATACTCTAGCTCTGCTTGCAAGTCGCCTAACAACGTCTTAGCAGCATCCTCACTCTTACCGACAACCACCATTACATGTATAAGGGGTTGAGGTTGTATCATCATCCAAATAGGCACAAAAATGTCAAAGTGGGTGCTTTTGGCGTGACCGCGAGGCCATTTGAAGACCGCCTTAAGGTTGGGTGTTTCTTTTACCTTTTTCGCAGCTGCATTGTGGAAAGGTGCGTTGTGGATGGTGCGCAGCACCTCCCCTGTGGTCTTGTCGCGCAGGGTCAAAAAGTGAGGAAAGTAGTACTCGCAAAAGGCAGCATAGTCCTTCTGCAGGCGCGCGATACGCTTGTCTTTTTCGACTGCTGTTTCCTGCGTACTGACTACTGCTGTTTGGGACTGTACGCGCTTACAATGCTCCTTCCATTCTTCTAGGGCTTTCTTACGTTCGGCTTGTGTCATAAGGGGATTATAATAGGGTTCGAGTGTGCTTATAATGTTAGTCTACTGCGACATCAGCTCCACGATGTACTTATCTTGGTAGGTATTGAAGAGTTTGAGCAGCTCGGGAGTAAGGTTTTTGTCGGTCTGTGAGCGGTATTCTAGCCAGCGACCGAAAGCCATGAAGGACTCAATGGTATCTACCACATTTGCCTTCTTATCGAGCTTGTCTATGACGGAAGCTAGTTTGGCGAGCTTGTCGCCTAGTCCAGAGATGAGGGTTGGGTCGTCACTCTCATGTACTTGCTCTATGAGTTTGTCGATGGTAAGCAGGAGCTTATTGACGAGTTCGGGTCGGGTGATATTTTTGGCTGCACGCTGCTCCTTCCACCCCTCAGCTGAGCACCAGCGAGAGATGGTCACGCGTGTCACCCCTATCTTGTCCGCTATCTCTGCTTGCTCCATCCCCGAGAGATAGAGCGAGCGAGCAAGCGACTTCTTTTTTTCATTTTCTGTTTTTTTCATGCGCTGTAAATGATGGATTATAGTGCAAAGTTGCCCCTTTTTTGTGGGGTGTAAAAAAAAGGTTTGCAACCGTTGCATATATCTGTGCAAGGGTTGCAAACTTAATTTTTGAGGGTCGAAATAACGCAGTAATATTGCACCAGAAATCCCGCTCTCAAAGGGCATAATCATCAAATCAACCAAAAGACAATGGGCAAAAATAATACCTCTAACCGAGTCCGACTGACCAATGACTCTCTCAACTCTTACGGTACGAGAGTCTTGACCGATGGCTTGGACATCGAGCAATATAATCGCAACCCCGTGTTGCTCTGGATGCACTATCGTGGTCAAGTCATCGGTACAGTCACCGACCTCAGGAGAGAGCATGGAGAGATTACGGGGCTACTCAATTTCGATGAAGCCTCCGAGCTTAGCCAACGCTGCAAAAAGCAATGGGAGTTTGGCTCTCTGCGCATGGTGAGCGTTGGCATCGACATCTTAGAATGGAGCGATGACCCCAATCTTGCAGTGGAGGGTCAGACCATGGCTACCATCACCAAGAGCAAGCTCACTGAGGTTAGTGTGGTAGACATCGGTGCTAACGATGATGCCATCCGTCTCAACTATCAAGGACAGCAACTCAACCTCTCGGCAGGCGGAGCATGCCCCCTGCCGTCACTATATAATCAATCTAACCAACCTCAATTAACCCATCCTACCGAAATGGACACCAAAGTATTAGCCCTCAAGTTGGGCTTGCCCGAAGGGGCAGACGAAACGGCTATCTATGCCAAAATCGATGAAATCAAAGCCACCAGCACAGAAGTCGAAACCCTCCGTGCCGAGAAAGAAGCGGTCATTCAGCGTGAAGTCGAAGCCCTCGTTGATGGTGCAGTCGCTGAGAAGAAAATCGAGCTGAAAATGCGCGACCACTTCCTCCAGCTTGGCAAGTCTGTCGGTGCAGACAATCTCCGTACCACCTTTCAATCCATGTCACCACGCGAAAAACTCTCTGCCACACTCAACTCCTCGGGTCAGGCTGTCCAGCCCAAGACCTATGCCAAGCTCAGTGATGTGCCTAGCGAGGAGCTCATGCAGCTGCGTGAGAGCGACCCCGACCACTACAAGCAACTCTATAAGGCAGAGTACGGTATTGACTGTGAACTCTAATTGCTAACCTCAAAACCACAAAATTATGCAGAAAATAATCCTACAAGCTGTCACGGCTCTCTTGCTCAACACTCTATCGGGAGCCACCCTTGCCTTCCTCTTGGGCATCCCTCCTATTTGGGGAGCTATCCTTGCCATTGTGGGTAGCGTATTGCTCTCCATCTATCTCCCTGCTAGCAAGTATCCCATCCTCCGTGCTGGGGTGTTGAAAGAAATCTGGACAGGCGAGATGGTAAAGAAACTCCATCGCGCAGAAGAAGCCACTTGGCTGGATGGCATCCCCGATGCCTCTAGTTTAGCCGAAAATGATGTCATCCACCTTGTAGATGTCGGTGTAGACCCCGATGTACTCATTAACAACACATCCTATCCCATCGAGGTGCAAAATCTTAAAGACGGAGATATCGCGCTCAAGCTCGACAAGTTCCAAACCAAGCCTACTCCCGTCACCGACGATGAGCTGTACGCAAGCTCGTATGATAAGATGGCGCGTGTCAAAGAGGCTCACGCTATTGCTATCAGCAATGCTAAGTTCGTCAAGGCTGCTCACGCCTTTTGCGCCCAAAAGAATACACCACAAACCCCAGTGCTTAAGACCACTGGCGAAAAAGACCCTGTGACGGGTCGTGTCAAGATGGTCATGGCAGACATTACCAATCTTAAGCGCGAACTTGACAAGTTGGGTGTACCAGCAGTAGGTCGTCGCCTAGTGCTTTGCTCCGACCACGTCAATGATTTGCTTGAAACAGACCAGAACTTCGAGAAGCAATACAACATAGACCGCACTGATGGCAGGGTTGGACGTCTATATGGTTTTGACATCTATGAGTTTGATTTCACGCCCATCTACACCACGGCTGGTGAGAAGAAGTCTGTTGGTGCGAAGGCTGAAACGGGAGAGTTCCAATGCTCTTTTGCCTTTTTTGACCAGCGCGTCTTCCGCTGCACGGGCTCTACCAAGATGTATTACTCCGAGGCTGGGACAGACCCACAACATCAACGCAATCTCATCAACTTCCGCCACTACTTCCTCGCCATGCCCAAGAAGCAAGACGCTGGAGCAGTGATCATGAGTGCACACAAACCCTAATGCGCTATGGCTGAACTCAAATATCTCGTTATCCACTGCACCGCCACTCCCGAGGGGAGGGAGGTGAGTGCTGCCGAGCTACGCCATTGGCACACCGACCCCGTGAGTAAGGGTGGGCGTGGCTGGAAACAAGTGGGCTACACCGACATGTTTCACCTCGATGGCAGCGTGGAGCGTCTCGTTCAGAACAACGAAGATGCCAACGTCGACCCTTGGGAGCTGACCAATGGTGCAGCAGGCTTCAACTCCGTGTCGCGCCACATTGTCTACGTGGGTGGACTTGCCAAAGACGGCAAGACTCCCAAAGACACACGCACTGCCCTGCAACGCTCCGAGATGGCACGCTACATCCGCGAGTTTCACAAACGCCACCCCAAGGTGCGCATCGTGGGACATCGCGACCTCAATCGAGCAAAGGCTTGCCCCAGCTTCGATGTGAGCGCGTGGCTCAAGGTAATACTCTAGACGTCTAATCTCTAATGTATAGCAACCAATGATCGACTCCCTCTTCACGCTACTACAATGGCTCTTGCCCACTGGCAGTGTGGGAGCGGTCATTGTGTGGCTCACCAGCAAAACTCTGCGCCAAGCACGAACTGCCAAAGAGGTGCACGACACCTACAAGGCTATGTATGAGGACGTGCAAGGCACACTCATCAACCTACAGCATGATAACTCCCAACTCCACGACGCCATCCTCCGCCTTGAAGCTACCATTCGTCGCGCTACGGAGTGTCGCTATTACGGCACTTGTCCTCTGCGCAGCGAGTTGCAGCAGCTCAAGGCGCGTGACAGCGACTTCCAGCTCGTCCACCCGAGTGGTGGCACAGCACGCGGACAGCCTGCGCACCGCAAACTCTGTCCTACAGACGACCATAGTGAGGCGAGAGGGAGTGAGTGCGGACAGTCTCTCGATGACGATTCCGCTGACCAACCTCCGTGACCTCCCCCAAGGGGCAAGCTACACACAGCGCAAGGGGCGCGCCCAAGTCACCATCCGCACCCTCCACGACACGCTCTATCTCGATGCGTCGTGCGACAGCCTGCAACAGCTCGTCACCTACTATCAGCAGCGCAGCAACTCCTATCAGCGCACCGCAGCGCGAAATGCCCTGCTAGCAGAGCAGACCCTACAGAGCTATCACCAAGAGGTCAAACGCACATCAGCCTCGTGGTGGGTAGCCCTCGTGCTTGGCATCGCACTTGTGGCAGTGCTGCTCTACTACATCGCCATCCGCAGCCATCTGTTTAGCTGGCTCTAACGTCTAATCTCTAACGTCTAAACCCTACAACCATGTCTGACTACAAACTAGGTACTGACCTCATCCTCTCGCTCAATGGCAAGCCCATGGGCTACTCCGCCACGTGCAAAATCTCCAACTCTACCGAAACTGGAGAGCGCGTCACCAAAGAACGTGGCGAAGGACGATTCAAGGAAAAATACGTCAAATCTGTATCTGAACAAATCACCACCGAGGGATTTGAAGTGACAGGCTCGCGCACACCCTATGCCACTCTCAAAAAACTCATGCTGGAAGGCACGCCCGTCAAGCTCACCTACTGCTTCGTGGGGGAAACCGCTGCTTACTCTGGCACTTACATCATCACCTCTCTCGACCTCGATGCACCTGCTGGAGATGATGCCAAATACTCCCTCACATTCGAAAACTCTGGAGCTGTAACACCTGAGACCCTCACAGCCAAACAAGAGCGCACTGGCACAACAACCACAGCTGCATCCACAGTTGCATCCACACCTGAATCCTCTGACACCCATTCAGCATAACGTCTAACATCTAATCTCTAAAAGCTATATGAATACTCTCACTCTTGATGGCAAGACCTATCCTTGCCGTGTCACCATGGGCGCATTTGTGCGCTTCAAACGCGAAACAGGGCGCGACGCCTCACAGCTCGATGCCACAGACACTGCCGACAACCTCCTCTTCCTCCACTGCTGCCTACTCTCTGCCTGCAATGCCGACAAAGTGGAGTGCAACATCGACTTCCTGACGTTTGCCGACCTACTCGCTCCCAGCGACATGCAAAACTTCTACGCCGACATGGCTAGCACGGCAACCGACAGCGAAAAAAAAGAGACACCCCAAACCGAGACATCCAAAACGGAGACACCCGAAACCTAGACATAGACCAACTGCTAGGCATTGCACTTGGAGCCATGGGCATGGCGCGCTCCGATTTTGAGGGATGCACACCCACGGAGTTTCACGCTGCACACACCGCATGGACGCAACACCAACAACAGCAGCAGCGTACCTCGTGGGAGCAAACACGCATCCTCGCACTCTGCACGCTCCAGCCACACTCCACCCAATCGCTCACCCCTACAGAGGTCCTCCCCCTGCCTTGGGACAAGGAGCAGCTCCCCAGCGAGCCCCAACTCTCGCCACAAGAGCGCAAAGCACGCTACGAAGCTGCCCTTGAGCGATATGGAATGTCCGACAATGCCTAACGTCTAATCTCTAACATCTAACGTCTAATCTCTACCATCCCCATGGACAAAACCGTGAAATTTCGCGTCGAGATAGAGAGCAACGGGCAAAAAGTCCTCCACTCTGTCACGGCTAGCACCGAGGAGCTGCGCAAAGCCATCGGGGACATACCCGATGTGGCGCAACGAGCCACCTCCTCTCTCTCCAACATGGGCAGCTTTGCCCTTGCCCTCAACTCCTCCATAGAGGTCGTGGGGCGTCTGCAAGATGTCATCTCAGGCATTGCCGACGACTTCAACGCCTTCGACAAGGGCATGCGCGCTGTCAACACCATGGCTGGAGAGAGCAAAGAGGGGCTATCGCTGCTCACGGGGCAAGTGGAAGAGCTCGCCAACACCATCCCCCTTGCCAAGGAGGAGCTGGCATCGGGGCTCTATCAGGTCATCTCCAATGGCGTGCCCAAAGACAACTGGATTGCCTTCCTCGAGCAGTCGTCTAAGTCTGCCGTCGGGGGCATTGCCGACCTCGGGCAGACGGTCACCGTCACCTCCACCCTCATCAAAAACTATGGCTTGGAGTGGAGCGAAGCTGCAGCACTGCAAGACAAGATACAGACCACTGCCAAAAATGGGGTCACCTCCTTCGAGCAACTTGCCCAAGCCCTCCCACGCGTCACGGGTAATGCTGCCACGCTGGGAGTCTCTGTCGATGAGCTCATGGCGAGCTTTGCCACCCTCACTGGCGTGTCGGGCAACACCAACGAGGTGAGCACGCAGATGGCTGCCATCTTCACGGCTCTCGTCAAGCCTAGCTCCGAGGCTGCCGAGATGGCACAAGCCATGGGCATTCAGTTTGACGCAGCAGCCATCAAGGCAGCAGGGGGGGTTCAGAGCTTCCTCACCAACCTCGATGGCACGGTCAAGGCTTATGCCGCTGCCAACGGCATGATAGCCGAAGAAATATACGGCAAACTCTTTGGCTCAGCAGAAGCTCTCCGCGGGGGCTCAGCCCCTTTTTCGCTCGCCTTCGCCTTCGCTCGGCTCGATTTCAAGGATAATTCTGAGTTAATTTGAATGAAAATAAAATCAAATATTTATGATACAACAACACAAAGCGGCTCGAAAACACATCACAATTCGTCTAGACCATGATACACTTGATGCTATTGGGCAGATTTGCGATGAACTAAAAGTAGACCGCAGTTTGCTAATACGTGCTATAATCGCTCAATATGTACGCATGATTACAGACAAAGACGGAAACATCAAGTCTGACCTCTTGCTTCAAATAATGCTCTTTGGAGCAGGTGAGAAGGAGCGCAGAGTTCCACAACATCAACCTAGAGACGAACTAGTTGGTCATGAGGACAAAACAGAAACAGAGCCAGAGCCAGAGCCAGAGCCAATGACCTGCTTCATCAGTTTCAAAAAACGAAACATCGACCGCAACCTCTGGTAAGAACGCTTAACGGAGTATACAAAACGTGGGAGGAAAATTGCATTACCTCCCACGTTTTCTCTTTTTCTTCCTATCTAACGACAAAGGCTCCCAATGCGATTTGCATTGGGAGCCTTAATAATACCCCGTTCGTTAGCCACAGCTAATAACCCCCGGCAAGCGTAGACATTCCTCTATGCTACGCTTGTTAGAGGGCTTGTAGCCTGTGGTGATGGCTAGTGATGCTCACCAGTAGCCGAAGTGCTGCCTTCGTGTGCAGTTTCAGAAGAGGGTTTCTTAGCCTTTTTCTTCTTGGTTTCAAACACTTCAACCTTGGAAAATTGCATTCCACCTTTACCCACTCGCAGTGCACTTTTGATGCGCAAAGAAGGAGTGTACACCACATTTACCTTGGTGATAAGGTCGGCTGTGTAATCTGCTTCCTTTGCAGCACCCCTTCCTCGAAGTGAAGGACGGAATGAGCCCAAATCGTTAAGGCGCACCACATTGCCTTGAGAGAGAGAGTCGATAATCTCGAACTCAAGGGCATCAAGGACTGCCTTCACATCGCTACCAGTCAGAGTGGTGCGTGCAGACACGCGGTCTACAATGTTTTGAAGGTTCACAGGAGTGGGACTGATGGCAGAAGCGTAGTATTTTACTTCACCACCACGAGGGTTTTTGCGTGCGGTAATCTTGTACTTAATCATAATACCTTTTTTTGGTGTGAATAATTTTATTGAGCAGTGCTTCGGATCACTGCTTTCTATAAGTACGTCAAAAAATACGTGGCACACGCAAAATCGCAAACCCTAACGAATGCAAACAAAAAACGAGCAAAGATTTCACTAGATTAAGAAATCATCCATCTCTTCCTCATCGTAGATTTCCCATTCCTCGACATCCATTGCATCGAGATGGCAAGCGTCGATAATTAGACGAACTTGAAAAATTGCGTCTTCAATTTTTTTCTTCTGCTCTGAGCAGTATTCGGGAATGTCGGTGAAGCCTTCACTTCTAAAGCGATAGAGCTTCTTTTCCATGATGTTTAATTGCTTGGTCATACGAGCAAGCTCCGTCAACACCTTTTCTCTTGCTATCAT